AAAGGAAAGTTAAAAGTGAAAGAAATTACACGAGAAGTAGCCTTTGAAATGTTTTGGGAAAAGTATGACTATAAAATTTCAGGCAAAGAAGAGGCAAAAAGAGCATGGCAAAAACTCTCAAAAATAAATCAGCTTATGGCATTCGATTATATCAAGCAATATGAAGGTCAATTAAAGTTAAATCCCGTATCAAAATTATACGGAGCCTCTTACTTAAATGCTAAACGCTGGGTAAAATAAATGGGTAAGCAGCTTAATATATTCGACCACAAGTACTGCTTCAATATGCAGGAGCAAACGGTAGGTATGTTATACGCTGAAATCGAAAAACTAAAAAAAGAATTAGAACAAAAAAATAACACAATCAAGACTTACAAAGGTCATTTTACAAAACAATCTAAAAAACAACACACATGTTAACAGAAATCAAAAAAGGTACAAACGTATCTACAGAGGAGGTAGTAGCCGTAAACACAAGTAATGATGTACTAGTCGGATACTTAACACAACTTCCTGACGGAGAATGGATATGCGAAAGTGAAGAAACAATGCTAGAAGATGTAACCCATTACATCACAGTTAAAAATCTTTTAAAAACTAAGTAATATGTCAGAAAAAACAAGAATAGATTACTCTACAGGAGATCATATCGAACGACCGGATACGGTTGTTATCACAATAACCGGTACAGGTATGAAAATGACTAATGAAAAACATCGTCACTTCTTAGACATACTTATAAAAGTATTTGCAGTTGAGATGTATGCCAAAGCAAATAATATTGATCATAAAGAAATAGTTTTTCAGGATGGAAACTAATAAGTGTAAATACTGTGGTTGTGATGTGCATATATCCTCTTTGGTTATATGTGATAAAACAACCGAGTACCCGTTACCTTATAAAACGTTGCGAATCAATATTAGAGTGAGAAAGAATACAGAAACTTTTAAGCTCACAACAACAGATTTTGTTCTTTAAAATATTTGTTCTATTTTTGCTCTCGAACGTTGCACTTACTTCGAGAGTGAATTAAATCGAAGCAATTAAGATAAACTAGGATGGTCAGTATAAACCGTAAGGCTGACGGCTTTCTACACTCGTGTAGGTGCGACGTTCACATCCTAGATATATTAACAGTTTAAACTTTAAAAGACATGAACGTCGTAAAAGAAAACAAGGCGATGAGCCTAACAGTAACGGAAGGATTAACCGTTCAAATTATCCCAAATCCCCAACATGAATTTTTAATGGATTCAAAACAAGTAGCTTTAGGCTATGGTGTTTCTTATGGAAATATCAGAGAGCACAAGCGGGTTAATGATGAGTTTATTGAAGGTAAACACTTTTTAATAGGTGTCAGAATTTCTGACAGCGAACCTAATAATAAAGTTTATTGGACTAAACGAGGCATTGTGCGTTTAGGTTTCTTTATCAAAAGCAAAAACGCTAAGTTATTTCGAGATTGGGCAGAGGATTTAATCATCAATAAACTAGGGGAACAAACTACTTTATTTGATTTGCAACCTAAGCTATTAAACGGTAAGCGCTTGTATAATGGCAACAGGCTTACACCCGCTCGTATGGTTGATATTTTACATGAAGTATGTAAAATAGAAGATGCTCAGTTACGCGCTACCATTAGCAATAAATTGAAAGGAGGTAGCTATGGAAATTGATGAGATTATTAAAATAAACGATGTGATTATTGCAAGGTTAAAAGAAGTGGTAGTCTTGCAAAAAAAGTTGATGAATGATAAAAAAAACGAACCAAAAATAATACCACTTATAAAAGTAAAATAATTTATATATTTAACACTTAAAATCAAACTTATGAAATCAATATTAATAGTAATATCAGCTTTATTTTTCGCAACATCTTGTGATTCAACTTCTACGGAAGAAACAACTGGTAAACCTAAATCTACTGCAAATAAAACGGTAAGTAATTGGAAGTATAGTAATGAAGAAGATAAAATGACTGGTGATACAGCTTTTTTCGCTGTAGCTAATTCCCCTACATTAGCACATTTTAAATTCCCTTATAATGAAGAAGGAGGCTCTAAGTTTAGCCTTACAATTCGTAAAAATGGTAGCGGTAGCGATGTTGCATTGCAAGTATCTAAAGGTTATTTTTTAACAAATATAATGGACGATACTAAAATTCGCATTAGATTTGATAATGAAAAACCTGAATCATATACCTGTGGTGCTCCAGCGGATCATAGTAATGAAACTATTTTTATTTATCCCGAAAAGAAGTTTATTAATAAATTAAAAAAAGCAAAAAAGATTTTTATTGAAGCAACGTTTTATGATGAAGGAACAATACCCGTAGAGTTTAACGTCGATTCCTTTAAATGGAATCATTAATAAAAAGCCACTCATTGAGTGGCTTTTTTTATGTTAGTATCTCGCCTAAAGTTTTGTAATTATTCCCCCGTCCGTGAATTAAATTTGTAAATAATGAGAGGGCAACAATCTTTATTTTCAAATATATTTGAAGTAGAAACAATAAGGGTGGAAGAAAAGCCACGCCCCCGTAACTATTATATGCCTGAGCGAAACCTCGCTATTTGCTACCGATACTATTACTATGCTGAAATAGAATGTAAACGTTACGATAAGTGTTTGGAGTTTTTAGAGAATGAATTTTATATTACAGAAGCTCGCATCATTGATGTTTTAAGTGAATGTCACGATTCTATTAAATTAATTGTAGCGGAAAAACCAACCATCAAAGATTTACAAAAAAAAATACCACACTTTAAATGGTAATTAAACTAATACCATTGGCGGTGTTGGTGTTGTAGCAGATACTTCCTCTGTACTATTATCCTCAAATTCTAATTTATAAGTCAATGGTCTCACACGTATAGCTTGTGGCTTATTATCGGAATCCATCATCGCCCTGGTCAGATATCCAAACTCATCTCCCGGACTCCAATTATGTAATGCTTTGTGAAGCTTCCACTCAAGATCATAATATCCCAATGCATATTCACGCCATAGAGGCTCAGTTGTATTACTACTATTCACATACTGAGCAAAGGCTAACTTGATAATAACATCGCCTTGTACCATTTGGGTACTAGCCCCAAGATTATCGGCTGTAAAGTTTTTAAAGTCAACTAAAATGCAAGGAAAAGCAATCGCGGGCCGAATACTAGTTCCCTCCAGCTGACCAAGATCATGATCAATGTGTTTGATTTCGGGAAGTTGAGATTGTATACGAGCCATGATGGCTAAGAATATTTTTGCAAAAGGACTGTCCATGTTTACTTATTTAAAATGTTACTAATACTGGAACTTATTACTTGCTCCACTTGTTTGTTTAATGTAGGGCTTTGTTTGTCGATTGTAGGGGCATATTGGCGCTTAGGAATCTTCATATGCTTCTTGTAAGCCTTTACCTTCACTTTGCCTGTTTTTGTCTTCTTAGCGCCTTTTTTCTTAAATGAGTTCCTGAAGTGTTCCGGAACAGAAACTTCCCCATCAAAACCTTCGTTGTGAACCGGCGCATATTTTACGTCATTTGTAAATCGAACCTGATCAGTACCCACATCACTTTCAAAACCTCTCCGCAGCGCACCACTTTTTACCAATATGGTACCGTCGCTTTCCTTCCACTTTTCGCCTTCATAGCCTTGGTTTCTAAAGTTGTCATCTACAAATCTAAGCCCGGCACTTTCAATCTTGAGAAGGATATCCTTCTCAATGGCTTTTTTAACTTCCTCTGACTTCTTTTGCAGAGCCTTATTAAATTGTGTAAAGTCCATTAGTGTTTGATATCAGGGTTTTCAATGTCGGTTTGTACTGTTTGAGCTAAAGGAGAAATAGCCGCAAAGGACGGGGCAAAAGGATATGTACCTGAAGGAGCTAATGGCACAACAATTCCTTGAATAGCTGTGAGTAAATCGTTGAATTTATTTTCAAGATTATTTAACTTAGTCGTTAATTCCTGAATCTTTACTAATCCATCATGATTACCGCCATTAAATACAAAGCCATTAGTATCTACTACTAAAGACTTGCCTCCAATATTAATCATGACCTTGTCAATCTTAGATGCTTTAATCAATACATAATCGACACCGCCATCTATTTTACCGATAACTACATAACTATCAATAGAAGGTATTACATACAAGCCGTCTGTATTATCAATAACACTTCTTAGCCTAACATCATGTATAAGCAAATTATCATTGATTAAAACATCCATAGTAGTAGTACCTTCATCTACAGCTGATACCTGAGCGCTGCATATTTCAGATATACCGAAGCCTGTCAGCTCACGAATACCTGCAACAATCTTTTCTCTATTTTTACTACTACCGGCCATTAGCTTAGTTTTATTCCGATTTCAGGTTTACGACGAGCGCCACTCATTCCAAATTCTACAACTGTTCCTACTACAAAATAGTTCCCCTCACGCTCCTTATATCTAGTAGCTGTTAATTCAGCTCTGTATCCGGGTTGTGCATATGGCTCTAAAAACGCCAATAACGATCCTTCGTAACCATCATAACTTTCCTGAAGGAGTTTTGCTTTGGCAATATCCTCCATGTGTTTAGAGTCAGTAACGGCTGTTAAAGTTTCTCTCCGGGTAACTCCTCCAGTCTTACCTGAAGAAATTGTTTTTTGTTTTCCATCGGGTTCTCTAATTTGGAACTCTATATTTACTTCCTCATCCTTTGCCTCTCTGTATTTTAACTCTGTTTCTGATACAGTGTTCCAGCCTAACTTATACTTTACTGTTTTATTTGTAACATCGGCATAGGTTAAGCCAACATACAATACGTCATCAAAAAAACAAGCCGTTAAGGTTCCCTTTAAAAGTTCTTTTAGATACTCAATAACCTGTGTGCCACTGGCTTTATTTATCACTAAATTTTTTAAAGGGATATCAGGAATTTTAGGGTGAAGCTTCACATCTGTTCCACTTACAACTTCCTTCAGTACTTCCAATAATGTGGTTGTTTTCCAACTCTTCACAATGTTTTTCTTTTTGCGAAGTTGATATGAATAGCCCTCGCATTCAATCTCTACCGGAGTGGTTAAATTGATCCTGGACACGAACCCAACAAACTCATTATTATATCTGTTATTATAAGCAAGTTCGATACTTACCTTTTCGCCTACTTTAAATTGATGAGCTGTTTGAACACTGGAGGTAATACGCTTTCCATTTTGAGTTAATACAGATGTTGTGGGTATTTTAATGATAGCGGTATTCTTCATTTCTAAAATACTTTTAGTAATGACAAGTCCATTCACGCCTTTAAACCTGAATTTACCTATTTCTATTTTACTACCTAATACAAACATTATATTATTTCTAATTCAAATTCCTGATCTGTCACTAAATCAAAGGAAAAACCTCTTACATGTTCAACTCCCGGGTTTTCTGCAAAGCTTAAATTTGTGATGATCACTTTATCCTGTCCGCCATGCTCAGTCGATAATAAAAATATATCTGTTAAAACACATTTGATTGATACAGCTTCCTGTCTTTCCCAAAGTGTTTTTAAGTCCTCCACATCTTTTTCAGGAAACTGACCGTTGTGACCAATCAATAAGCCTTTTATACTTATTTTGTAATCCTCCATATTAATCAGCTCATGAACAGAACCACGGCGCTCAGTCATTGGAGTTTCAACAAGTCGCTTACTACCGCTAATATTTAACCATACATACGGCATAAATAAACTGCCTAATGTTACTGGCATAAATACATCTCTACCCATGACATCCTTAGCGTAGTATGATCCGTATTTACCATCGCCACTTTTTATCGTGACATCTTTTGGATCAATTTTTATCTTTCCCGGACTATATCCAAACATCGAGGAAAACATGCTATTTAAATCAAATATTGCCATATTTATATTTTTTGTATATTTGTACTTCGGTTAACCACCATAACGGTTACTAAGTGAAACTAATGGAATGCCTCTTCGTAGGCATCGGCGCAAAGGTTTCACTTTTTTATTTTCTATTAATTAATACCCCTCTTCTTGTAATATCCCTTAGTTGTTTATACTTACCGGTTCCGTCAACTTTTGATGCGTACATTGTCCAATCATTAGGTTCATCAACAGGGTAAGAAAATACAACAGGTTGCCCATTGTAATATTTTATATATCGCTTATAGGTTCTAATAATACCTGAAGGCGTTTTTTGTTTAGTCATCCAAACTTCATCAGCATTTTCAAGTATATCTTTTGTATTATTAATATACTTCCATCTGTCCTGGTCAGGATGATCTTCCACAACATGGTTCCATCTATCTGTAAAATCCCAGTCTAAACCATCAATACTCTTTGCTGTTTTAGTTGCACCATTCCATTGTTCTAAAGCCTCAGCTTCGGTAGCTGCTTGTGTAAATTCGGGAAGTCCTTTTTTAGATAAGATAGTTTCGGGCGATGGCATATTATAATTTTCTTCAGCCATTAATTCTACTTGCTTGTTTACTCCAGTCTTGAACTGTTTTACCTTATCAAAATATGGATGTTCATCTTCGTTAAACGCTACATGATCTATACCCACATTCTTTTTAAAATAGGGTTTTAAAGCAGGGCTTTCGCTAAACTGATGTGCCATGTCGCGATTCAATTGTGTTGCTCCCTGAGCGGGTATTACTGTACATCTACAGTTCCAATCATTAGGTGGGTATATCTTACCCCACAGTGGGTCATTTGATGGTAAAATAGTACCATCTAAAACAGCGTGGGCTTTCCGTACACGACTATCGCCAACAGTTCTATATTCTAACATATCATATTGCTGAAGCTTTGTCCACTTGTTTCCCATTTGTCCCATAGCCACGGCGCTTTTATACTCCGTGTTTAAATATACGTCGTTAAATTCCTCATCTGTTTGTACTACTTTATCTCTGAACGTACCGTAATTCACTGATTCGCCTTTATCATCTTTTAAAGATTTGGAGTACTCTGATAGCATTGTTAAGCTTTTAGCAGCGCTAAAGGCATAGATATTATTTTTAAACTTGTCAAATAACTTTGCTTGTGGATTATCTACACTGAAACTTTTTAAACCAATGCCTTCAGCAACCGCATCACTTAGTTTTTTCGCAACATCAAAATAGTAACCGTCATGTATTTGTCCATCCTTTAATTCTCCATTAAAAACCTTTTTAATGAAGTCATCATTCACTGGCTTGTTTCCAGCTAATTTAATTAGTTTAGCAGTGTTATGTTTACAACACTCATCAGTTAAGTATAAATTTTTTAGCGACGCTTTTATATCAGCCCCTGTCGCTTTCGGGGCTCTCAAAAAAAGTCCGACGTCCCGCAGTTTTGTTAAGAGATCAGGTAATGACATTTGTAAGGCGCTGGCATCCGCTGCCTTCTTTGCTGCCATAGCTTCTTTTTGCGCATCATAATCATCAGGCTTTTCAATGCCATACGTTTCATAGAAGTAATCATCGCTCATTGGCAATCCCACTTCGTTTTTCAAACGGATATCATTATTTAATTTAGTGCTTACGACGGTGGGATCATCTTCCTGATCCTGGTCTTTTACTAAAAACTTTCCTCCCGGCTCGAGTAGTCCTTGAGTCTCTAGCATCTTTAATAGTCGCTTGTTTAATAAGCGCCTAACAAATTTAATATCACTTTTATTAATATCGTTTTCAGTGCCTGCATGTACAGTTGCTTGTGCCTGTCCGCTACTTGCGCTGCTCTCGGTTGTTTCTGTTTGACCTACTAAAAGAATACTGAGAGCATCATTACAAATGCCAATAATACCTTTATAAATCTCTCCTGTTGGATTATTAGAACCGCCTTGTAAGAAAGTTAATTCCGTTCCGGCAGGTCTTACAATTTGCCCACCGCTTCCCATATCATTTAAAGCTTTTAATAAAGATAATCTTTGGTCTTCATCAAATCCATCCCACACAGCATCAATTAATGGTTGCCCGAATACCTCTGCAAATTGTGCCCAATCACTTAAACTACCACGTTTGAAAATAACATACTGAGCAGCTACCATTAATAAACCTAAGTCGGTTTCATCTCCGGCTTCTAAAATAGTATCAGCATAAACGCCTTCACGAATATTGATGCCTGCATCTCCTGTTTGCTCAGTTGAGATCATTCCCTTACTTGGACGCATGTGTTTGCGTGGAATTAAATAAACTCCGAAAGTACCATCAGCATAAAAGTCTAACTCTAGCATGGTATAACCCCAAAGTTTCGCCTTCAGCATTTCACTAGTTACCAATTCAAAATCAGGCGTGTCGATCCAGTCCGTAACCCATTGTACTTCCTGTCCATTTTTGTCTAGGTAAGTCCATTCGATATTAGTTACACCCATGATTCGTTTTTCATATACAGAGCGAAGGTGTGCATCGCTTGATAAGAAATCCGCATACATGTCATATAACTCAGTCCGTCTTGGAACCATTGCTTCTGCTGTTCGTATAGCAGTTAGCATTGTTGCTATGTCTTGTGAGCGCCTGTATAGAGGTCTGATTGTTAATTGTTGAATTAACATCGGTCGTTCTTTTCCTTCAGCATCAGTTTTAGACTGGGATACATATCCAATAGGATTTGTATGGTTATTTTGTTTCGCCATTTAAACGCTATTTAAAAATTAATTAAAGTGGTTCTTTCTTTTTGTATTGCTCGACATGTGAAAGAATGTTTCTTTCCCATCAGGAGTTTTTGGAGGCCAGTTAACCGGAACAGCCTTTCCGCTCTGAATACTTTTAAGCCAACTGATAGCTTGATCATAACGAGCTTGCGCAACTTCATAGTCAATATTTTGATTACCAATATTTATAAAATGCCATTTAGCAATGTTCTTAACATACATCATGAGCGTTGGGTCTGCCACCCACCCTACAACTGCATCTACATTATCAAATAATTGTTCTACACGGTAACGGCTACAATAGCCCTTAGCTTCCATGATAGCTGCATCAATAGCGGATTGTAAAAGTGAAGCGTCACCTTGAGAAATAGCATTGCTAATTCCGGGCTCCATGTGCGTTTTCATTTGTGTTGGTGTGAGAAATGCCATAGCTAGTGTCTTTTAGATGGGTTTTTAAATGGTTTAATAACGGATACTTGCTGATTGCCAAACTGTTTTTTACCATTGATAATAAATACAGCGCCTTCAACAGAGTCAGGAGCATCATCATGTGCTTTACTTCCCGGCTCAATCGCTAAGAACTGTTCCTCAACTGTTTTCATGTGAGGATTATCTTTATCATCAATGTTTAAGTATAGTTTACCATTAGTATTTAAAGGCTCTAAGAGTGTTTCTATACGTGTAAACTTATCGTCCTTCTTACGCTTATCTCCTTTGATTGGAATAACCTTTCCACGCTTTTCAGCTTCACGGTATATTTCAGGTAAAATCGTGTCTTGAATAAAGTTAGCCTCCATGAAAAAATAGATAGGAACTTCATCGTTAACAAAGTCATCAATTTCATATAACCAACCAATCATTACTGCGGTTGTTGTTTGCTTGCAATATCCTTTAATGATATGAAACTCATCTTTCCACTTACCTACCAATACAGTGGCTTTAAAGTCGTTTTTAGAAGTGCTTTTAAAAGAAGGGTCGGTGTAGCATACTAGAAATCTGTATTCTTTTAACGGTCGCATTGCCTTGTATGCCATTGCTTTAAACACCGTCCCTTCTGTTATGGGGTTATTAAAATATTCTTTTTGTGCGGATGCATAGGACATGAGTGATAAAATTGCATCGATATCTTCCTCACTGTTTTTGTTTGGCCAAGTACTTTTACCGTGTTCATCTCGTATATTTACGATGTCTACATGCTTAGCTAATTGCATGCAATAAGCCACAACACTTGTTCTGCTTATTAAGTTACCACATACTAAAATGCGATAGCTTCCTGATACGGATACGGTTGGTATAACTGCTTCCTGAAACCACTTGAATTTTAATTTTGTAAGAGCTTCATTTCTACACTCTACATCAGTGTCGTTATCATCCATTAGGACACAATCAACCCTGTAATTTTCAAAACGGGTACCACGTGGAGATTGTCCGGCGCCTACTGCTCTGAATGATACACCGTTACGGGTGATAAACTCGAAGCTTTGCCATGTTCCAATACTAGCCTGTATTCCGTAGTCATTGATAATTCGATCATTCTTTTCAAGGGCAATTTTATAGGGTAGTAATAAGCGCTCAGCATTGTCTTCAGTACTACTGATCATTAGACAATTTTTGATTTTCTTTTTAGCTAATGCTAAATAAAGAACCTCTTCCATTGCGCGAGTACTCTTCGCTAATTCCCTTGACCACACACGAGATTCAAACCAACGGTCATTATCAATAAAACGTGTTGATGCATCTTTATGAAATTGCTCAGGCTCACATATTGCGTAATTAGGAAAGTAATATTTAAACCACTCTTCATGATTTCCATCAGCCTCCAATTTCTGCATACGCAAAAGCTTGTCTTTCTCACTCTCATTAGTATCTATGTGAATAGATTTATTGAGTGATCTATGGAACTCGTCCCAATCTTTTATGGCTGATTTTTCCTGTTGATTCATTACTTCATATTTTCTTTGATGAATGAATTAAGCAGGTCAGAAACTTCTTTAGCTTTCTCTAGGTTAAAAGCACTTAACCACTTCGTGAACCTAGTTGATACTTGTATAATTTCACTAAGGTTAGCCTTTGTTTCTAAGTCCTTAATGTCTTTAATAATTTTACGTCTAACATCAGCTTCTTTACTATCTGCATAGCGACTCCCTGCTTTTTTTAGTTGTATAGATTCGTTTAATTCGACAAGCTCTTGTAATAGGTTTTGCATTTGCTCTTCACGAGTTAATAGCATGTTATTACGATACTTCTCCCAATTCTCATCACGAACCCAACGACTGATAGTATTTTCACTAACGCCAACTTTAGCAGCAAGTTGTTTTTGAATAACCATATTCTCTTTGGTATAAAGAGTATAAGCCCATTCCTTTTTTTGTTTCGTGTTAAGTTTATCTGACATAGTGATGCAAATTTCACTATATAAAGGCTATTTTAAAACAAAGCCTTTTACTTCGGATATACAGTAAAAGCAATATACTACAGCTATGTGCCTGTTATGTTTTCTTAAATTTTTTATGATTTTTTTTCACGCAACATTTGTAAAATAAATTACAAACCTAACCGAAAAATTATCATGCCTAAGTCAACAAAACGTTTCATTTTTAGCACAAGCGGACTTAACGGTCAGGGCTTTCGTATGCTATCTGAAGGTGCTGTGATGGAGGATTTTTATAATAATCCGGTAATGTTGTTTAATCATACTCGTCCTGAAGGAACAGATAAAAATCAAATTTTACCTATTGGTCATTGGGAAGACATTGAATTAAACGGCGACAATTGGAGTGCTGTACCAGTGTTTGATGACAAGGATGAGTTTGCTATGTCTATCTACAATAAAGTGGAGGCAGGACACATCCGAATGTGTAGTGCGGGTGCTGAGCCTTTAGCTACTAGCGCAAACCCAAAAGACATTTTAGCAGGACAAACAAAAGCTTCTGTAACTAAATGGAGATTAAAAGAAATTAGTATTTGCGATATCGGAGCTAATCCGGGAGCACTTGCTGTAGCTCTTTATGACTCTAAAGACAATCTGATAAGACTATCAGATAAATCAATCGAAAACTTAATCCCAAATATAATGGCAAAAACAACGACTACCGCTAAGGCTGCTGCTGCAAAAGTAGCTGCCGATAAAGCAAAAAAAGAATTGGCTGTTGCAAAAGCAAAAGCAATAAAATTAGCAGATGACGCTGAAGCAGCAAAATTAGCAGATGATGCTGAGGAGCCTGATGCTGAGTTAACAGATGGTGAAGATGAGCCGGATGGTGATGAAGACAAAGATGCGACTATTGCTGCGTTAAAAAAACAGTTAGCTGATTGCCAAGAGCAATTAAAATTAGCTGAAGAGAAAATGAGTTTGGCTGATGCTCAACAAGAAGACACGAAAGCTGAGCAGTTAGCTGACAAAGCTATTGCGATGAAAAAAATCACGCTAGCTCAAAAACCCCATATTATCAAGTTAGCTAAAACTGACTATAACGGAACGGTTGAGTATTTGAATACAATAAAATCTCATACACCGGTAAAGGATATAATCGAATTAGCTGATAAATCTAAAACAGGTGATGCTACTAAGCTTGAAACATTATCCGCTAAAGGTTGGGATGAGTTATTTAAATCATCAGGCGACTTGAACTTTATCAAGTTAAAAGCACCGGAAGTGTATAAAGCAAAGTTCAAAGAAAAATTCGGTAAAGAACCCAAAAACGTTTAGTAATCAATTCAAATAAAAAAAAGTCAAACCAAATAAAAAAAACAATATGAAAAAGTTCATCAATTCTTTTGCAATCCCTTTCCTAATGTTCGCATTGTGCATTAGTTTCGTATCATCCCCTGCCTCTGCTGCAATGGGTATTAACCCTATGTTAATTGTAGGTGGCGCTACGGTAGCGGTAGTAACTTACGTAAAGCTTTTCCCAACGGTAGATTCCGGTCATACCATGAATGGTGTTGAAGTTGAAATTTGGGCACAGTATATCATTGATCGTTTATGGAAAGACAATCAGTTCTTAACACGAGCCTTTAGTGATGATGATAAAGTATTAGCCGGTAAAATAGTTCATATACCACAACCGGGTGCAAAACCAACTGTTGTTAAAAATAGAAACGTTTTCCCTGCAACAGCGGTTCGTAGAACAGATACTGATATCCTTTATAGCTTAGATGAATACTCAACAGATCCTACACATATTCAGGATGCTGAAAAGGTAGAGTTAAGCTACGATAAAATTAACTCTGTGTATGGTGATCATGCAGGGCAGATTTCTGAAGATGTAGCGGGAAGCGCCATTGTAAAATGGTTAGATGCTATTCCTCAAACGAATATCATCCGTACTTCAGGTGCTAATACATCTGAGTTGTTAACTGGCTTAACAGGTACTCGTAAAGTAATGGTACATACGGATATCCGTAAAATGCAAAAGCAATTTAATAAATGGAACATCGGGGCTGATGCGCGTACAGCGTTATTATCACCTGATATGTTAGATCAATTATTAGAGTCATTGAGCAATACTCAATACCGTGACTTCTCTGCATATATGGATGCTAAGGAAGGTGTTGTAGGACGCTTATATGGCTTTGATATTTTACAACGTAGCGAGGTTGCGGTAGCAGCTGAAGCAGTACCGGGCACTTGTACCATCAATGCTTATGGAACAGCTAATGCTGCAGCCAATCATGATGTAGCAATGTTTTGGCACAAAGATGCTGTAGCGAGAGCGCTTGGAGAAGTTAAATTCTTTGAGAACGTAGATCGTGCAGAATACTTCGGTGATGTGTACTCAGCCTTATTACGCTTCGGTGGACGTCGCCGTAGAGCTGATAACTACGGTGTGGGTGCAATTGTTCAATCAGCATAGTTATAACCTTTTAAATTAATTAAAGTGGAGTTACTCAACTATATCCTAGCCTTCTTAGCCCCGATAGCATCAGCTATCGTGGGTTGGGTGTTAGGGAAACGAAAAACAAACGCAGAGGCAACTGCTTCTGAAATGGCAAATGTCGAGAAAGCTTTGGGTATCTACCGAGAAATGGTAACAGACCTTGGGGATAAAGTGTCTCGCTTGGAGCAAGAACTCGGTAACCTTCGGAAACAGTTGAATGAAGCAATGGAAGAGAACAGAAAATTAAAACAGGGATGAGACTAATAAAGTATATCGCAATTCATTGCACGGCGGGAAACCAACAGGAGCCTATTCCACAGCTTTTAGCATACTTCAAAGATGTTAGAAAGTGGTCTGTACCCGGCTATCATTATGTGATCAAAGCTGATGGCGAGATCGTTAATATTTTACCGATTGAACAGGTGAGTAATGGCGTAGCCGGATTTAACCATGAGATCATAAATATTGCATACTTAGGCGGAATTGATGCCAAAGGAAAAGCAATTGATAACCGAACAACACAACAAAAAGCAAGCTTAGTTAAGTTGCTTACCGAATTAAAAAAACAATTTAAAACAGCCATTATACAAGGGCATAGAGATTTCTCAGCGGATTTAAACCATGATGGTCAAATCGAATCGTTTGAGTGGATTAAAATCTGTCCCTGCTTTGATGCTAAAAAAGAATATGAAAAAATTTAAGATACTGCTTGTGTGTTGTGGTGTTCTTTCACTGGCAGGATGTAAAACCTTATGTCCTCCAGCAGAAAGAATTGTAACTCACGATACGCTAAGTACTGAAACTGTGGTTCATATACATGACACCATCCTTTATTCCGCCCCAGCCTCAGTAACTGGAGAAATCGCGTTAGGTGATTTGATCATAAAGGAAAAATTTAAGCCTGTTAAAACAAGCTATAAGCATGCAACGCTTACTCAAAAAGTTGTAAACGATACCTTAGTATCAACATGCCTTTGCGACACGGCTGCGATTAGGGCGCAGTATCGTGATAGTATCACGAATAGAATTCGTTCGTCATTAAGTAAAGAAACTCTTCCACCAGTAGAAGTAAAGTATATTCCTTGGTGGGTAAAAATACTTGCATGGATTGGAGGTATTAGCACATTATTTCTATTGATAGGAATAGTGATCAGAATCTGTAAATGGTACTACGGTGGTAAGTCATTACCCAAAATTTAAACGTCATTTAATTATTGTTTAATCTATATAAAAAACATCATGAAACAAATCAAATCGATTTTCAAAAATCATCCAACAGCAAAAGAAGTACACGTTACTTCAGACAAAACAATCTTCTTTGAAAAACACCATGCTGTTTCTCATTCCAATGGATTAGAAGATGACCGTGTAAAAACTATTACACGTGAAGAAGCAGATGCTATTCCTGATGATGAATCTGAGAAAACAGAGGCATCAATGGAAGCAGTTGAAAAAGAAGTGGCTGATAAGCTACAGCCCGAAAAGGAAGCCGAAGAAAAACAGGTAGCTGAGAAAGAAGCGACTGATAAGGCAACATCCGAAGCAGAGGTATCTGATAAAACATCAAAAGAAAAAAAGAAATAATAATAACCTTTTAAAATATAAAGCATGTTACCTAACGTAAGGATTCTTTTACAAAATGGCAGTCTTGGAGGATTACTTCGATTTGCTGCTGGGGTTGCCGCCCTTATGGGCACAGGTGTAGCTGTATCAGGTAAAATTGGTATCGGTGATCCTCGTTTAATTTTCAGCCTCACTGAAGCTGAGGCGCTCGGAATTACATTAGCGGATAATCCTATTGCATATCGTCAGGTAAAAGAATTTTACGACGAAGCCGGAACTGGTGCAGAATTATATATTATGTTGGTTGCTGATACGATGAGTCAAACTGATATGAATGACCTTACAAATGCCAATGGCATTGTGAAGTTATTAAACTATGCTTCGGGCAGAGTTCGTATATATGCAACATTCTATAAGCCAGCGGTGGGTTATGTTTTAGTAACAACTCATGGAATTGATGAGGATGTATTTACAGCAGTTGTTAAAGCGCATGCTACAAACGAAGCTTATGCATTACTTCAAATACCTTGCAGATCATTATTAGAAGGCAGAGCATTTACAGGAACTGCTGCATCATTAACTGACATAACTACCATGACTAATAATCGTGTGGGTATTGTAATTGGTGGAACAGCAAATGATGGTTCTTGTTCTGTTGGATTAGCATTAGGTCGTTTGGCTAAGGATCCTGTACAAAGAAAATTGAGCCGAGTTAAATCAGGCCCATTGAATATTACAGCGGCTTTTGCGGGTACTATTGATGTAGATCATTCTACACAATTAAACTTAATGCATGATAAGGGATATATTGTTTTAAGAACATTCCCGGGCTTTACCGGATTTTACTTCAGTAGCGATCATGTAGCGGCTAAGCCAACTGATGATTATTGTTTCATATCTCGTGGTCGAGTTATTGACAAAGCATCTGTACTTGCTTATGCTACTTATGTAGAAGAGTTAGATGACGAAGTAACAATTAATACAGACGGAACTTTAGATATCGGTCAGGTTAAATATTTGGAGCAAAAAATTGAGAATCAAATTAATAGTACCATGACTGCTAATAAAGAAATCAGCAGTGTAAAATGTACCATTAATCCAAATCAAAACTTGCTTTCAAATCCTTTATTACAGGTTGTATTAAAAGTTACTCCAGTAGGTTATAACTCTGCTATAGATGTATTGTTAGGATTCGATAATCCAAATGTTTAATCAGTTTAATCCTTAAAAATTTAATAAGATGTTTTTTGATACAAAAGAATGTGAATGGTCAGATCAGGATATATATCTGAATGGCTTCAAAATAGCTAAATGTACTGGGGCGAAATTTAAAAAATCTCAGGAGAAAGAAGCTTTATATGCTGGCGGTAATGAGCCGTTAAGTATACAAAAGGGTAACAAGGCATACGAAGGTACCTTAACCTTATTGAAGGGTGCTGTCGATAATATGAATGCCGCTGCGGTAACTGCTGGAGGAGATGATCTATTGGATATCGAATGGACATTAACAATTGTTTTTAAAGCGAAAGGCGCTCGTATTTTAAAATCTCATACTCTAGTAGGAATTGAATTTGATGAGATCGAAGAGGGCTTAATGCAAAATGATAAGAAGTCAGAAATTCCATTACCATTTAAATATTTAAGAAAACTATCAACCTAAAAAATCATGACACAAGTAGCAGACAAAATTGAAGAGGTTATTAATCCAGAATTAACAATCGGAGAAGAGTTCAAATTACTTGAACTTACACAGGAACAGCAAGAAGAAAAAATACGCCAGGAGCTCTTACAAAAAGCATACGAGGATAAGTGCGCTAGCATTAAAGCTAAGTACCCTAAAGCATTTGAATTAGTTGTTGGAGACAAGCGTGCATTTGTGAATTCAATCACACGTAAGGTTATTTCAATGGCTCAAACAGTAAGTAATGGCGACGAAGTAAATCTTTGTGAACTCATCTTAGATGCTTGTTGGATTGAAGGTGATGACGAGATCAGAGATGATGACGATTACTTTATTCCGGCGATGGCTCAGATTCAAGGTTTATTAACTCTTAAAACTGCATCGCTAAAAAAGCTTTAGCAGATCGCGAATTAGTAGATACAGATCACAGCGATACTGCATTAATCCGTAAAGTAAATAGTCAGATAAGTTATTACACAACTTATAATCCCTTGGATTTAACTGACGAAGAATGGGCGACGGTTTGGAATGATCTGATTTGGATAAGAAAAAAAGAAGCTGAAAAAAAGAAGTAATGGGAAACATAGTTGAGTTCATAATAAAAATGCGCGACGGACTTTCGAGTCCACTTAAAAAAGCGGGCAAAGAAGTCGACTCAACGACCAACGGATTTAATAGACTGTTAGCTTCTAATAAGAGGCTACAGGTATTAATGGGAACTACGGCTAACTCTGCCACTGATTTAAAAGCAAAAATCCAAAAGCTTCAGGAATTTCGAGATCTGCTCCCGGCTTCATCTACTAAGAACATTAGAAAGATTAACGATGAAATAGAAACCCTGACCGGGAAGATTTCAAAAATAGAAACCATGAAAAGTGGTAAGGGTATCAAAGGATACTTCAGTGATTTGGTAAGTCAAATACCACCAATCTTAACCAATCCAATTGTAGCTATTGGTGCTGGTATCGGCTTCTCTATTAACAAAGGATTGGAGAATTCAAAAACAAAATTAGAATTATCAAACCTAGTCGGAAAAGATTCGGGTAACGCTTTATATAAAAGCTTATCCGGAATAAAATCTATGTTAGGTGATGAGACCTTTGATTTTGGTAAAAAGATATTGAATAGCGGTGTTGCTGTTGATAAGGTTACATCCACTTTAAAAAGCTTAGGGAATATAGCTAATGGGGATAAAGCTGCATTAGCTAATGTTGTTGATGCTTTTTCAGAAATGAGAGTGGAAGGAAAATTTACTGAAGAAGGTTTTAAAAAGTTTGGTATGCTTGGTTTTAATCCGCTACAGCAAATTAGCAAAACCACTGGTGAGAGTATGGCTAAGTTGACTCAAAGAATGGATGACGGAAAAATTAGTGTTGCTGAAATTGAAAAAGCAATGGAAGGTGCAACCTCCCAGGGCGGTCAGTTTTATGGTAACCTTGAGCGCATTAATAATTCGCCTCAAGGAAAGTGGAATTCAATGATAGCTAAGATTAGTAAGTTCGGTGGAATGATCGGCGAATACTTAATGCCATTAATTACCTCTGTAGTTGATACAGCGGTAGATGGTTTTGGTTGGCTGTCTGATAAAATTTCAATGGTACTAGGTTGGTTAAAGCCATTAACAAAATCCTTTGCGGAATTTAAAGGTATTATTGGCTTAGTAGCTTCTGTCCTCGGAGGATTAGCGATTGGTATATGGGCAGTTACTGCCGCTAAAACTGCTTGGGGAACTATAACGGAATGGCTTACATTAACTATTGAATCGATGAGTGCTTCCATTATGGCTATACCTGTTTTTGGATGGATACTTGCAGGCATTGCTGCCGTTATAGCAGCTGTTATGTATTTAAGAAGTCATTTTGAAGGGTTCGGTAGATTCTTCAAGAATCTATGGTCGATTTTAAAAGCGACATTCACTTATACTGTTTCCGGTTTTAAACAGGGATTTGATTCGATTAGTTATTATGTTCAGTTGTTATGGCTTAAACTTAAATCATTCGGTCAATATGTGGGGCAACTATTTACAAATATTGGTGAGTCTTTATCGTTAGCAGCTCAGTTTAAATTTTCGGAAGCCAAAGCAAAACTAACAGCAACTATTACTACAGAGGCTAGTAAAGAAATTAAACAGTTAGATAAAGATCATGCTGCTAAGCAGGATGGTTATATGAAGGAGCAAATGACCTCCCTTGCAGTAATAGCACTAACTCCATTAAAGGGAATTATTAAAGCTAAAAAAGAAGATCCTAATGCAGCAACGGATCAAGCTTTTGGAGATAGTAAAGGAAGATCATCTAGTGGATCAACAACTAATACAGCTAAAGTAGATCAAGGTATTAATGCAATATCCGGAGGCGGTGTAAAAAATATTTATGTCACAGTAAACAAAATGATTGAAAACTCATATATAACTGTAACACAAGAAACAAAACAAGCAGCTCGTGACCTTGAGAGATTAATCGAAGAGGGTATGGTTAGAGCGATAGCTTCAGCAAGCGCAAGATAATGCAAGATTTTTTAATAGATGAAAATACGAATGAGATGAAGTTCCTAAATGGGGACTTCGCTTTTGGCGATTCTACTAAACAAAATCAAAAAGCATTGTTGTTAGCTAATAAGAATTCATACAAAGAAAGTCCATTAATTGGCGTTGGTATTATGTCTAGTATCGATGATGACAGTAATGATTTATTAAGAGACATCCGAATTGAAATGGTGAGAGATGGAATGACAATAAATGAATTAAAAGTAATTAGTCCTGGTAAAATTAATCTTGATGCAGAATATAAGTAATGGCTGTAAAAAAAATAACTGTATTACCCAATCAATCAATATGGGATATATCGGTCCAGTATTTCGGTTCGGTTGATGGTGTTAAGCAGTTGATTCTTGACAATCCTAATTCTTGTGATTTTGAAAATTCATTAGTTCCAGGAACATTATTAGTTATTCAGGATGCTCCAATTAATAAAGCAGTTGTAGAGTACTTTGATAATAGAATTATAAAACCAGCTACAGCAATCGAATCTCCTATAATATCAGGATGGATATTGGATACCGGTATTTGGAATGATAATAAATGGTGGAACGATAACCAATGGTGGATAGACTAAAATGGCAAATATAAATAACATATTAAACGGAGATACCGGATTGTCGGCACGCCAAAAATTGCTTATACTAATTGATTTTTACAATCAATTTGTAAACTCTGATGGCTCGTATAATTTACAATCGTTTTCATCTAAAAAAACATTGGTATTCAAAGGCGCTACCGATGGATTATCAAAAATTGAATTTATTCCTACAGATGGCGGTGCAGGTATTATCAATGTTTATAATAATGCTGGAGTTTTAAAAACTACTATCAATGGC